CTAATGGTTGATGCTTCTGCATCCGCAACAGCCCACTGTCCAGCAGTAGGGTCCATCGCGAAAGCCTTGTGCAGAGCTTTGCGTCTAGTGGAACTTGAGTTTGATCTCATTATTCCACGCCCCGTTTCTTGGGGGACGAATTGCTTAGCAGCCCGGGCATCATTTGACGGAGTATGTGCCTCCGAGGGGCGTGACTTGGGTGAGTTTCGACAAAGGGAATACAAGATTGCTATGAAGTCTTGTGTAAGGATCTTTGACGTTGCTTGCTCAGGTTGCGATGTAACCGCGGCACAGAAAGCGAGGGCTTCTTGGGTAGAAGCCTGCACTCGTCCGGTACCGGAGATCGATCGATCTTGGGCTTACGATCCGTCGTGGGTCCTTAAACAGAGAGTTCGAGAACTGGTAAGCGGATGGGGTAGACGACTGTCCAGCAGTCGATCGCTAGTGAAAGGGGAGAGTGAGTGGGGGGGGTTCACGGACCAAAACGGTTGCTTAGAGCAGACTCGGTTTAATGGCGGGACCATCTCTGTCGGATCTGGTTACTACGGTAACATTTCCGAGCTCAGAGTTGGTGTCGCTAAGACCAAGGGCAAGCTCAGAGTGGTGACGATGCAGAGTGCTCGAGTCAAAAGGGTTTTATCACCCGTGCATGACGCACTTTACGATCATCTCACCTCGTTCGGTTGGTGTGTTCGGGGAGACGTCTTGAAATCAGATTTTGCGGCTGTTGTTGCTGATGTAGGCAAAGGAGAATCTTTTATCTCCGGCGATTATTCAGCGGCGACCGACAATATTTTGCCTTGGGTAACTGAGGCTGTTACGTCGGTTCTAGCCGAGTGTCCTGATCTGACTGACGAGGAGAGAGGTATAATGCTTGCAGCAGTGGGCGACCTTCACTTGATGTCTAAGTCTCGTAAGACGAAGACATTATTGACAAGGAAACAGATGATGGGGAACCTTTTAAGTTTCCCCATACTCTGTCTTATCAACAAGGCCTGCTTCGACATCTGCTGCGACTTGACTTGGGGTCAAGGCAAGAGGAGGGTTGGTAGGTTTAATGGTGACGATTGCATGTTCGCAGGCGATGAGGCTTTCTTCCACTTGTGGGAGAGAGTCACTTCTACCTTCGGACTTGTCGTTAACCGCCAGAAGACCGGTTTTTCTAAAACCTGGCTCGACCTTAATAGTCAGCCTTACCACGTACCCACTTCAAGTTTAGTTCCCAGGCATTGTCTCTCCTTCCTTCGGCCTTTTAGGAATGATTGCGTCGATCTCCTCGGGGAGGTATGGAAAGGTACAAAAGAAATGCGTCATAGTGTACGTCAGTACGCTGTGTCGGTTCTAGCCCGGCACGAAATTGTTCTCAGGGACTTTTGCGTGGCCAATGTGCCTCGATATGTTGTTGCTGGGCTGATGAAGAGGGCCTGGTTTCGTAGATGGCGAGGATCTGATCCTGTACCACCTATCGTTACTGGGGTCTCACGTGCAGACATTGTTGTTGTCGCAGAGCCTCCTCGTGAGGACCTCTTCAGCATAGTGGATGAAGCACATTCGGAAGCAGAACGGCGGAGATTAGCCTATTGGACCGGCAAGCCTCTTTCTTTTGACAGTAGACCAGTTTGGGAAAATTCCCTTTCTGGCGGAAGTCGAAAGACAGTAGAAGTCTTGCCCGGCCCACAGACGAAATCTATCCGTCGCCAGGGACGCCCTCCCCTCCCCCCCCTGATCTCGTCTAAGCGT